TCTAGCCACCTTTCTATAGGTAGCTCATAATCATCTTTTAAGGATTGCTTTTTTTTTCTGTATTATCAGGGGCTACATTGAGTGCTAATGTAAGAAGTTCACCTGTAAGTTTCATGCCTTCTACAATACCAATCTCTGAGACAAGACCTTTTACATCGTTCTCAGTAATGTCATTCCCACCTGCTCTGATTGACAAAGTAAGAATATTAATAATCTCTAAAAGAGTAATATCTGCTGTTGCTAACTTGTTACCAACTTTGAGAATAGAGCATCCTAATGCCTGTTCTACTCTCATTATTGTATCTAAAGACATACGAGCCTTGTATGTCTTGTCTTTAAAATTAAGTATCTTTTCTGCTTTTATCGGATTTGTAGACATCATTCTTCTCCTTTTTAACTGTCATCAATATAGTTTCATCTCTACCACCAACATTTGTGGCACTAGAGATTGCCCATTTATCATTACCTATTTTAATAACACCTAAGTTATCCCAACCATCGAAGAATGGCAGTTCAACTTCTGATTGGTCAGAACCTAGATTAACTTTTGCATCAACCTTTTTCTTATCAAGTGTTACTTCTTTTTCTATCCACATATTAAACTGTTGCTATAGTTATTGTTCCTGCTGATTCAAATGTCATTGTGTACTGAACCGAATCATTGTATGTACCACTATACTCAATAGCAGTTACTTGGAATGCTCCTGTAAATGTATTGTAGTCAGGTACAAGAAATTGATAGTTCTTATTTGTACTAGCATCAAAGTTAGTTAATATTGTTTGTTCTGAAGCTGAATCTGTGAAGACACCACTTCCTGAAATTGTAAATGATTTGATTCCACCTTGTGCAAGTAGTGTTCTTACTCTTGTTGAATCTTTGTTTGTTACATCAACAGTCTCTTGATTGATGCTGATAGATGTATCTCTCAGACCTGCTACTGTTGTAAAAGTCTCAGGAGACCCTGCATTGCCTACTTTAACGAGTAATGCACTTCCTTTTTGTACTGCCATTTTATTACCTCTTAATTATCGTAAATTGTAAAATTAATATTAATTATACCATGTCTAGTGATTCCATCTGCTTCTACTATTGTAGTTGAGCTATTGACATAACTCATCACAGAATCAGCATTAGACACAGATATACTAACATTATTCGTTAAGTTGTACACCCTCTCCATAATCTCTTTTATTTCTTTTTGACCTCTATATTGAGACCAAACATCTATATCTACATTATATAAATTGCCATCTAGTGATTTAGTTCCAATGTCTGTAGTTATTTCTGTGCCAATAAGAACATAAGGATATGCTGTATCTTGTGGTGCTACAGAATCAAATATCTTGTTATTACCAACCAATCCATCTAGTGTGCTATCACCTGATAACAAAGAATATAATGCTGATTGTAAATCGAATGAATGATATCCCATTAGCTTACCTTAATATCCTTAGCCATCTTTCTTGAAAATGCTTTTGCTTGTTTATATGCTTTTGATTCTTTACCCATGAATGCTCTGTCCATATAAAGTTCTAACATCTGAGAATATTCAACATTAGTAAATACTTTACCTACAGGTTTTATACTTGGTGAGGATGGTTTGGTTTGTATGCTACTTACCAATCTTCCTGTATCTATTGCAGGTGGATTCCCTGCTGATGAAGATGTATGAGTTTTACCACCTCGTTCATAAGTATTACCTGTCTTCGGTGTGTTTCTCATGTTCATTGTGATATCCCTTCTAAAGTTATTAAGAACACGATTGACATGTCTTGAAGCATTGACTTGATATTTCTTCAATACTACATCAGCATTTTTAGCGAAGTTAGATTGAACCTTAACTGATATCATGTAGCCACTCCTTCAGTTGCTAATATTTCTTGAAACTTATTTCTGCCTTCATCAATATCTTTGACATGAGTTATGTTAAATGTTTTTGAGTTGTAGGATATTCTATTCTTTTCTGTGACTGATGAATTGTATCTGATAGTAAATTTATAACTTGCTGTACCTCTTAGTTGGTCTCCAAAGATTCCTTCTCCACCACTTAAATTTTCTGCCTTTGCCCAAACAGTTGATAGTGTTGAAAAGCTAGATGACTGTCCACCACCTGCATCTGTTGAGCCACCAAGTGTTTGTATGACTATTCTATTTCTCATCTCTCCTATAAGAGACATTAGACCATACCACCATAATGAGCTGTGCCACGATATGGATTAGTTCCAAATTGTCTAACAATATATGGTTGTAGTAATTGTGTAGCTTGATAAGGAGCTGATAATCTTTCTGTGCCATCACCTCTGTGTTCAAATAACCAAGCTGTATAAATTAAACAAGCATGTTTAATGTCTTGTGGTACATCATTTACACCACCATAACCTGCTACATAAGTAATCTCTAATGCATTAGCAACTCTTAATCCTGTTGGATAACTTTCTCCATTTCTTAAAACAAATCGTGCAGGAATACCTGCCTTATCTAAGAAATATTTACTAGATGCAAAAGTGCTTTCTGTATCTGCATCATCATAGTATTTAACATGTGTTATAGATGCTACAGGTGATTGTGGTAATAAAATACTTCTTCTTGTTATGTCTTGGTCTATACCAACATAATTACCTTCTCTGACAGGAATGTCTGTATCGTAAACAGAATCAATAGACATCTTCAATGTCTGTGTCGTTAAACTTCTATTGGTATATCTTTTAGCCCAATTATGAGATGCAATAACAAGATTACCTATGACTGTATCATCATCACTACCATCTACTCTCAACCAATTCTTGACCTCTGTTGAAGTGATTGCATATGTTGTTTCTGCTGTTACTACTGATAATCCTGCCATTGTGTCCTCAACTAAATAATTTGGTTACTATGATATATGATACTATGATTACGAACAATAACTCAATTATTGATAGCTCAGGTCTTATCCACTTTGTTCTGACTTTAGTTGGGTAGACCACAACATATATAGCTACTATCAGAGCAATAACTAATGCTATATCAGTCATCTCATTAATGGATTGCTGTTCTTAGCTTTCATCTCCTCTATATTAGTTTTCAGTACAGCGACCTCACTTTTTAGTGTTGCTACATCCTGTTCTATGACTGTTGTATCAACACTTGACCTTCCTTCTACTGCTGAAAGTCTTGTCAAAACTTCACCTACTTGAACGAATAGAGTTCCGAAAGTGAATATTATTGCAACTATGCCACTTATTATCTTGATATCCAATCTTGTCTGTCCTCGTATGTTTTATCATTATAAATATTTCTAACATCAACATAACTTTGACTAAAATAGCTGTCAATGTTTCTGTCCATTATAACAGGTTGCTTAAATATCTCAGCATTGACTTGTGAGTAACTATCAATCTTATTATTATTTTTAGACATCACTTTAGCAACAATCAAAGATACAGCTTTGAGCTGACCTTCTGTTGTTTTTATTTTCTCAGAAACTTTGACAGATATATCAGCTATATCTATCTTTAATTCGGTTTGAGAACTCCCACTATTGTCTTCTGCGACTTCGGTTTGCTCGACAACATCTCCTGAATCTTGATTAGTTTCTGTATCTGTTTCTGTTTCTTCGATTTCTTCTGTGTTGTTTTCTGCGACTTCTTCGCTAACGACTTCATTTGATTCTGCTGTTTCTGTCTCAATTTCTCCTTCTCCTGTTCCGACATTTTCCGAAACGATTTCTTCTTCTGTAGCATTAAATTCCTCAACTGTTGCTTGTTCCTCTACAGGTGCTTCAACAATCTCCTCAAAAACTTCTTCAGCGACCTGAACACTTTCCTCTACTATTTCTTCGCTAATTTGTGATTCTATCATAACAGGTTCTTCTAAAAACTCAGGAGCTAAAACTATAGTTTCTTCTATAAATTCTTCTTCAGCAGAGAACTCTATAATCTCAATAATCTCAGGTAGCTCAGTAATTAATTCTTCGAAAACTAATTCTTCAATAACTAAATTTTCTACTTCTTCAGGGATGAATTCTTCTGTAAGCTCAATCATTTCTTCTAATTCTGTAAATGTAGTGGCTATCTGTTGGGTTTGTATAGCTGATAAAACTGTATCATCGTAAGTCATAGTCACAGAAACATTATCTATATTTGCACCACCTAAGTAAGCAGGAGCATTTGCATCTGTGCCACTTATTTTTATGTCTCCAATGTTACTACCTGTTCCTGTATAACTGACTGAATTAGTAAAGTATTCCCCATTAATATCTGTGGTATTTGTTCTTGTCTGTGTGACTGAGTTGAGAATATTAGAGTTAGCATCTTTTATTTGTAGTCGTATTGTAAAAGAATCAGCATCACCTTTATTATAAGCCCAACCACCTTCACCACCTTCACCATTTTGTACTTGGACATTAGAGTTCAGAGTTATGCCATTATCAAGCATTGGTTGGGTAATATCATCGTTTGAAAGGGAAAACGATTGCTCAATACTGCCAATATCTCCAAACTCTAAGTCATAAGTAGAACCACAACAATCATTGATAACTTGTACATCACCTGATGTAGTCCACCCATTAGAATTACCTTGTTCAAATGTACCATTAATAATTAAACTATCTGTAACTCTGACCTCAGATAATCCAACTATTGGAATAATTAGTAAGGTACAAACATACCACCCTATTCGTTTAAAAGCGATTTTAGGGCATTTAAGCTCGTTGTTATTTTGGATTTTTGCCATTATTAGTCAAAGATTCCTTATATCTACGATATTGCTCTACTTTATCATCTGTAGGTTTTCTTCTTTCATAAATAACTTTCATAGCTTCTTCACCAATCAAACTTTTACCATCTTTCATTACAGGGCAAGGTGTGCCACTTCTATACATAGCATCGAATACAGCAGGGTCATCACACATTATACTAATGGATGCTACAGTCATTGAAAGTGCTTTTAGCATTTTTGCTTTCTTTAATCTTTCACATGCTTCATCTGTAATAACATATCCCCCACCTGAAAAAGAAAACCCTATGACAGAGAACCCTGATGATATTGTCAATGAACAACTGTCCTGAGAATAGACAGACATTGCAGGTGCATTTGCAGGATTGACAGCAGTCTCTTGATTTGAATTGGTTGTATTTTGTGTGCTATTTGTCGTTGAATTCGTTTGTCCACCTGTATAATTATTGGTAGTCTCTTGTGAGTAGCCACCACTTATAGAAGTTTGAGAGCCACTTGTTGATGTTTGATTTATATTATTAGCACCATTGTTTGTTGCATCGGCTACTGCTAGTGAACTAAAAAATAATAATATAAATAATTTTTTCATTTATCATCCTTAAAAATAATATATAAAATAAGCATCAGACAGAAAACTGAAATACCATAATTCAATGTGCATAATTCAGGTTTCATCTTCTAACTAAACTCCCACCAAAATATAATCCTATAATCGAGCTGACCACATGAGTATCTAATGGTGTAATAACTAATCCTGACATTGGTTTCCATTGTGTCATATCTACATCAGTTGCAAATATCCACCAACCCTCTTGTATTGTTTCTGTGTAACCTACATAAATGGGTAGTGTTGGGTCTATGAATGGTGCAAGTTTGGGTAATACAATTATAGCCATAACACATAACAATGCTATCCACCTACGAGTATTCTTAGTGAATGAATCTGTGACTTCTCTTGCTTTGTCAAATTGTTGTGATTGAAACTCTGCTCTTTGCATGAGCATCTTTTGTTCTTCTGCTTTGTCTTTTGTTTTTTGAGCCATAATGGAAAGAACTCCACCTAGCACAGTCGACACTAGCATTGAAATTAACTCAATAGGAAAACCCATGTTATTTCCAAACGTTATATATTATTGCAAGGATACCACCTACCCATGCTAAAAATCCGATTACCCCTTTGCTCTTGTTTATTGTTGATGTTAAATCATCAACCTTAGATTCTACTTTATCCATACGACTGCTTAGTGCATCTATTTTTTCAGCAAGTTGCTCTAAGGTCATCATTACTAATTACCAGTTATTGCTTTAATTTCTGCATTAGATAAACCTAATTCTTTTAATTTGTTTGTACCATTTGTTTTATCAGTTGCTTTTTGTGTTTCTGCATCTTTAATTTCTTGTATTTTAGCGTTTACATCTGCTTCACTTGGCATTGTAGCTTTGTCATTTGCAAGTTCTAAGTTAGCATATGCCATTCTTTCACTACCTGCATAGTCTGTTTTCCATTTATACCATTGACCTTTATCTGTATTAAAATAAGCTAATGCTAGTTGTAAATAATCTTTTGCCATTATGTATCTCCTAACCTAATAAAGCATACACATGTAACATTCGTATTCGTATCGCCTGTTATATTCCCACCTGATTGCAATGATGCTACTGAAAAGTAAATTTTATTGTTAGTTGTATTTGTAACATCATAAAAACATTGTGAAAAACTTGATGTGTTTCCATCTGACCCTTGTGCCTGAGCTAGTGTGTCTGTCGTTGACCCATCGTATCCAACTGTACTCCAAATTACATTATCACCATCATTTGTAGGTGCAAACATTACTTGTGATTGAATTAAATAAATCCCTGTAGATGGAAAAGAAAAGTAAGGTGTAGAAAAACTTATACCATCACCTATTTTACCTGTCAAAGAATCATCTGCTCTTTCAAAATTACTAACACCACCTGTATCTGATGTTACATTTGTAGTCAATCTCCATATATCTGCTTGTGTTATTCCACCACCAAGTCCTGTTAATGCAGAGCCATCTATTGCAGGTAAGGCTCCAGTCAATTTGCTAGATGCTAAAGAACTATTGGTATC